TTTAGGTTTTTAATTCACCTAATGACACACCTCACCTCCGTAACTAGTACGGGGTGGCCCACCTTAGTTTGGTGTAAACGACTAAGGGACGTCCATAACGTTCCAAATGCTTTGCATCAAAATAAGGATCGCTCCCTCTTTTGAGAAAGTATTTCATCAAGGCGCCATAGCCCGATAAAGGGTCTTGACGTAGCTTTGTTGACACAACGTTACCTTTTACAAGATAACGATGTAACTTGTCATCATAGCCATGGACCTCGTACATACAAATGTAGGAGTTCCAACCGAGGATGGAAGAGTTTTTCGAAACAACGGGAACGGTCGCAAGCCGGTCAACGCTGGAACGCACGAAAGAAGCAGATCTCCAGTAACCAGACTCATAGAGTTGGTTACCAAGAGAGATGGTGCTAACGAGCTCTTCGGTGTTACGGTGTGATCCTGGAAAAGTCCTACGAACGTAAACCGGTGTAACCGGAATACCGCCGTAGGCATCCAACCCGCAAGACTCTCTGAACCTTCCAGTCCAGAAAGACTTACTGGTGTTTACTCGAAGGTTAAACCATTCGAGCTCACGTATCACAGCTTGCACATATTCTACGGGGACAATGATATCGTCACCGTAGACACGCACACCCTTTGCGACTCTAACGAGACGCTTAAGGGTAAGACGGGACCCTTCAGACCTAAGTATTGCTGAAAGAACGATAGTGTAGAACACCATCGCCTCAATCGGGAAACAAAGGGCTGAACCCATAGACGCGAACCTGGAAAGGGTATGAATACCATGACCAGGCACGTCCGCTCTCGTAGAACGACAGGCGAAGATCATCGACCTGAAATCAGGTTGACTTTCAAGCATCTGCCAAACGAGGCGGGCTGAAACGCGGTCCGAAGCATCCTTAAGATCGATCGTAGAAAACGAACCATCTATAGAGGAGCTAAGGGCCAACTTCTGGTTTACGGTTTGATCCGTAAAATTTACAGACCCACAAGTGAGTCGGTAAGATTCCAGACGTTTTACTAGGATCTCCAGAATCGACTGCTGTGTGTATTGCACACATGCAGGCTCGATTGCAATAATCCTAGGGCTTTTCAGCGTTTTAGGAACTGTAACAACCCGAACGGGAAGTTCATGTTCCGGGTCGACAAACTGGATATCAGCTAAGTCACTTACGAACCCCGAATTAGGGATAAGAAAGTCCGAAGCTGGGAACCAGTGATCAAGCCTCCGGTGCCACAATTGCTGAGAAAAACGCTCATTCGAGCGAAGCTTCTCGGCTGTGGCTCCAGGACCATGCTTCGGGACAACTCTAGAAGAATTGATTCCAAAAGAATCAATACTGAAGAGAGAGGACCATAGGAGTCTAGATACTTCATCGAAGGATCTAAACTCCGCCGGTACTTTACGTCCAGATTGCGAAATAGTGGCAGCAGAACTATCTCTGCCTCGATCGCATCCTTCACTCGTATCCTCGTTGATTTCGGAAGATACGGGCTGTTGGGCATGGGAAATTCGAGAATCCCAATCGCCATCTGGACTAGAAGTCCAGAATGGTTCAAGGGAAGATTCGAATTCGGCAACTGACCTGTCGGTCTCGAGGTAAGAATCATAAGCCTTCCTTTCGCGTTCGTTAGAACATGGCAGGAGGACTTTCTTGTTTAACAAGCAAATCTGACGAATTGCATGTATAGCAAGGACATTCTCATCCTCGAGCAGGGTACCATCACTAGCGTCGAACACTTGACTGAGCAAACCTTGTAAAAATACAGGGAGAGCTCCACGTCTCTTGAAACCAAGAAAACGTGATGAGTCAACCAAGCCGTCTGCCAGACTTCTTTCAAAGTCTGAGCAAAAAGATGGTAGGCAAATCGTAATAAACGAAATGCCCTCGTGTTCGACACGTCTCGAGATTGTGTTAAAATCTCGGGTGGTGCTAGTGCTACACCATGTACCTGCATCTGCAAGTACACACTCAAGTAATCGCATTAGGCTTTTCATGCGTGCTCCTAACTGATGTTAGAGGGCTCAAGCATCCTTAGCCATGTGCGACCTCAGCAGCCTAGGTCGCCGGCCACCCAAAACTTCCAAAAAGGAAGGCGAGGATGAGCGCGACGATCAATCCGATGCCGATGACGAAGAACAAAATTTCAGATTTTTCCATTGGAAAGCTCCGAAACTAGGACTCGCCACCGATAACGGAAGTCACCTTGGCACCGCTCGAAGCAGTGAGGTACGCAGTCAAAGCGTCCACCACATACTTGATCTCAAGGTTGGTCAGACCAGTAATGGGCTGATCAACCACGAGATACGTCGACATAGAAACCTTCTGGTTCTGTGCCGGCACGAGAGGATCGGCAGTGATCTTGGAAAAATCCAAGCGCACAGTCCGACGAGTCCGCTTCCCAAATTGATGGGAAATGGACAATTTGACTGTTCCATCATCTTTCGAATAGATGGAAGAGTTTGCGCCACGGGCAACAGCAGGTAGCGATTGAGCTACCGCGTTGATAGTGACTGATTGAGGGTCGGCCAGCATGGCACGATTCCTTGATTTAGAGGCCACAAACACACAATGTGGAAGTGGTTGCAACTATCGACTGACGCCAAGAGCTGCGAGGATGGCAAGTTGTTTCTGATTAAAACCAGCAAACGACAAGCCAAATCCATAAGGAGTTGCTTTCTCACGTTGCTTTGTTTCATCAATGATCCAAAGACGTGAAGTAAACGGGGGTGCATTCCTATACACGCCCGTGACTGTGGTATACGTGTTAGTGACAGAATGTCCCATCACGTAGGCATAGTCAGCAACAAGGTGATCGGCTGCATCATTAACTAAGTTAGTGATCATCGGCCCAATAGGGACGACCCAGTCGATCAACCAGGACCAAGGCATAAGTTCCCAAATGAGAGTGACATCCGTAGGATCTGTTCCATATAGAATCCTTTGGAGCGCGAATCGCTCACGATCCGGTATTGGCCCAACACTATGACGTGATGGATCAAGATGGTATCGAAAGCGGCCCGAGAACCAAAAGTTCAAGGAATTCTGCGTTGTCACAATCTTCTCAAACGGGCCTTGGTGCAGCTGCGTTGCGATGCTAGGTAACAACATAGTCCCACCTAAAGTGGGATTCTTCGTTACAACATCGGACGAAGCCTCGGTATATGACACGCTGCCCTCACGACGAACTGCACGGCCGTTATCTCTAACGAGCTGACGCAGCTTCTTGTCAAAGTTTAATAGACTTTTAGTTAAGTCCATTATATCATTGACGTAGGGCTTGATCCCAAACTGATATCCAAGATAGCCAGACCCGGCATAACGCAAAGCGTCGTGACCGGGAATGCCTGTTCTGACAGCATGTCGGAACGTTTGAAACGGATGTCTCAAAACGCGTCCGATTTCTCTCATTTCGTGGATCATTTTAGGACTGATCGGGAGTCCCCCGATAGCGCGTAACTCTCCAAGTGTCTGGCCTATGCTCACTTGCGTGTGCGTTGGCTTCCACTTTTCCCAACCTTTGATTCCCATACCAGTCATAAGACTGTTAGAGATCAAGGGAGGAATCGAACTCATCGGCAACAGACCAGAGGGGGTACCGACGGGCCAAAC